TAGGACATCCTGATAAAGAAGTTACCAACATTCTAATAGTTGACGACTTCAATAACACTGGAGATGCCTTTAACTGGTTAGTTGATGATTGGAAACGGTGTTTGCCAGACGTCTCTAATTGGGACAATGTCTGGAACAAAAATGTAAGGTTTGCTTGTCTCTATGATAACCTGACCACTAAGTTTGAATACAAAATTGACTACTGTGCTAAAGAAGTAAACAACATAGACGAAGACACCGAGATCCAATTCCCGTGGCAAGAATGGTGGAATCGACCATTCGGTTATTAATAGAGGTTGAATATGTTTGACTGGTTCAAGAAAAAATTGAAACCAACCACAGTGGAGGAGGTTGTAAAGAAACCCAAACCACGAAAGAAGAAAGAACTATCTGAAAAGGAAAAGGCAACAGTTTCCGGTGAACCATATGTGTCTATTGTGAGGATTGACCTAGATCCAGAAAGTTTACACGAAGGTTCATTTGAGTTGGATTGGAATGAGAAATTTGTTGCCAATTTAATCAGAGCGGGATATCAGATGAGTCCAGCCGACACTGATGCTGATATTGTCGACCGATGGTTTACAAACTTGTGTCGTCATGTTGTTCTTGAAACGTTTGAACAGTATGAAGCCATGAACCCAAACAGCACTAGAACGATCAGATCACGTGACATTGGTGATGGTAGAAGCGAAGTTAGTTAAAAACACTTGACAAACACCTTCAGATCTGATAAACTCTGATCTCATCACTTAGAGTTACACAAATGCATTATTTACTAGTAGACCTAGCCAATACTTTTTTCAGATCTCGTCATTCAGCATCTAAATATGCTTCGGTTGATGAGAAGGTAGGCATGGCCATTCACATTACTATGATGTCCATCAATAGTATGGCCAAAAAATTCAACCCAGATCATGTTATCATTGCTCTTGAAGGTAGAAGTTGGCGTAAGGATTTCTATGAACCTTACAAACGTAATCGTCAAGAAGCGAGATCTGCCCTGTCTCCCAAGGACATGGAAGAAGATAAGATGTTTTGGGAAACCTACGATCAACTGATTGAATATCTCAGAGACAAAACTAACTGTAGTGTTATCAGATGTCCGACCGCAGAGGGTGATGATATTATCGCTCGTTGGGTAAATCTTCACCCATCTGACACTCACACGATAATTAGTAGTGACAGTGACTTTGTTCAGTTGATTGCTGAGAATGTCAATCAGTACAATGGTATTACCGACGAGTTATTCACTATCAACGGTATCTTCAACTCTAAGGATCAACGTGTCTTAGACAAGAAGACGAGAGAACCTAAGGTTATTCCAGACCCTCAATGGTTATTGTTTGAAAAGTGTATTCGTGGTGATGTCAGTGACAATGTGTTTAGTGCTTATCCTGGTGTGAGGGTAAAGGGTACTAAGAACAAGGTTGGCATTCAGGAAGCGTTTGATGACAAGAACAAAAAGGGATATGCCTACAACAACTTTATGTTACAACGTTGGACAGACCACGAAGGTGTTGAACATAGAGTTATTGATGACTATGAACGAAATAAAACGTTAATTGACTTGACATCTCAACCAGAAGATGTTAAGATGGTCATTGATCGTTCTATTATGGAACAACTATCTCATCGTGACATTGGTCAGGTGGGAGTTAGGTTTCTAAAATTCTGTGGTAAGCATGATTTAGTAAAACTGAGCGCTCTAGCCGAACAATTTGGTAGATGGCTCAATCAACCCTATCAGGGAATATTAACAGAACAAGTTAAAGAGGGAAACTATGACGCTAATAGCTAAACCTGTTGTTGAAAAAAAGTTTTGGATTCTAACGGAAAACGATATTAAAATCGGAAATGTCCAAGCATTTAACGATGGATATCAGTTAGAGATTGACAATCAGATATCGCAGTTCAAGAGTCTGAAGAGCATTGAAAAGACCGTTAATGTTAAGTTTGAAGACTCCCCAAAGAGGACGATTGTTAAGAACTCAACGGTACATGGTTATCCAGCACCAAAAACTATCAGCAATGCTGTGTGGGACCTTAATAAGAAATTACCCCTATTCACCAAGGGAAACAAAAGTAAGTGTTGGTATGCTGCTGGTTGGTACAATGTACAGCGAAATGGTGAGTGGGATACTATCAAGTGTCCAAAACTGATTTTCCTACAACGATATCCTTACGAGGGACCGTTTCACAACAAAGAAGAGGCAGAAAGAAGTGAGTGTTTTTAGAGACCAGAAAGTATTTATGGAAGCGTGTGACCAGCCCACTGGAAAGTACGACAAATCACAATTTGAATTGTATGTTAGTTTGATTGACGAAGAGTTCAATGATGAACTATTCCAAGCTATTGCTAACGAAGACAGAACTGAGATGTTAGACGCTCTGATTGACATTATGGTGGTAACCTTAGGCGCTATTCATTCACTCGGTGTTGATGGTGAAGGAGCTTGGAACGAGGTAATTCGTTCTAATATGAGCAAAGTAGATTCTGAGACTGGAAAGGTTATTAAACGAGAGGATGGGAAGGTGTTGAAACCAAAATCTTACAGTCCTCCTGACCTAGAACCTTATGTTCTATGACTATTCACATTCAGAAGTTTATCAACAAGATCAAGGGTGCTGAAGTTAGAGGTCAGAGAGATATTTCTATCTCACTGACTGAAGCTAAGGATTTACACACTGAGTTGACCTTGTTGTTGCTTCAAATGAATGATATCAGAGAACAACACATTCAGAAACGCGAAGAGGATGTGATAATGGTCCAAGTATCGGGTGGAGGGTTTAAAGAATAGTGATAAATACTTACTATGTCAAGACCAAAACCGGAAATCATCATTGAAGTTGTAGATAAAAAAACATACAAAACCGAACAGGTATTACAAAGTGTTGGGATTTATGCAGTTTACTATGATGGAAAACCAATTAACTTGAAGACAGGTCATTATCTATCTCAGATACCTGGTCCAAAATACAAAAAGGTGTCTTTTTCTAATAAAGGCCATGCTATTAATCTGGCCAAAAAATTGAATGTTCAATTCAAAACTGATAAATTCAGTGTTGTATTGTTAATAAAAGGCGATCAAATCTATCCTTGAATTTAGTTTCCAAAGAACAATTGACTCAGACACTTATTGAACAACTACCACTAGAATTACGTCCTAGTTTGGTTCAGGCGATGAATTCGTGGTGGTTCAACATAAGAAAAACAGGTGGGTTTAGACTCACAGATCATGGGTATTTTATTATTAGTAAGTGCATAAAGATAAGGGAATATGATTTCCCATTGGTTGATTTCAAGTTATCTCCTAAGAATTTATCGATTCTAGATAGCAAATTAAAGTTTCCATACTACATTAAAACACTTGACAAAACTAAAAAAGAGATTATAATGTTTAATGAGAAGGAAGCAGTGTTGTATCAAATTTACGATGATATTAACTTGTTCTTGAAGAATTACGGATATTAGAATATGATCATTTGTTCCTGTAGGAATATTTCAACTAGAGAGTTTAATAATGTTGAAGAGTTGTTTACACGACTACTGGACGATGATGCAGAATGTGGGTGTTGTCAAGAAGACTTGACTATCCCAGATGAGTTAGGGAAAGAATTAATGCTTAAGGATAAGTTTAACTATAATATAAGAGGTATTTAATAAATGAAAAAGATTTTCGCAATCGCACTATTCGCAGTTCTATCAGTTGGTTGTGCTAGCAAGGGTGACCTAGCTGCTCTAACCACTCGTGTTATTCTCTTGAAGCAGCTCATAAGGTTCACGAAGCTGACCACGAAGCTATCAAGGCTGATCACGAAGCTATCAAGGCTGAAGTATCTGACCTTTCTAACAAGGTCGACCGCGCATTTGCCAAAGGCAAGAAGTAATTGACGAGGCCCCTTCGGGGGCCAACTCATCTAAAATAATTCAAAATTTCGCTTGACTTTCATAGTCATTTGGTGTATACTAACCAAACTTAGTAACACAACGGAGCAAAGAGAATGCCAAATATAACTATCAAACTCCTTTCTGAAGAATATCTTCCGACCGTTTGGTCGTTGAGACTTCGTGGGGATGGGGCTCTAGCGGAGTTTGCCAGAAATCATATTGAGTCATATCAACCAGTTGCTTCTTGGAAGGTTGATGTTCTCGATGAAGCTGCTGCTGAAGAAGCATTTGATCTAACTAACAACCCCAGTCGTCAATCAGAACGCGAATTCCTCTATGGGAAACAACGGACAATGACCGTTGGTGATATCGTTGAGGTAGGCAGTGGTGAATGTTACATTTGCGACGCTATCGGTTGGACTAAACTCTAGGAGATTACTTTGAAAGTAAAGAAACTTATCGCTCTGTATTATCGTGCTATCATTGCTCGTGACACTGAACGAATCAAGAAGTTGTACCGCAAGATCACTAAAAAGAGTCTAAAAAAGAAGAAGACCTATGTCATCAGATAAATAAAAATGTTCTGTTGACGGCATGAGGAAAATGGACAAGACGCGGAGTGGTGTCCGCCTGGTCCACCCAAACACATTTGAAAATAATTGTTCATTGAGTGTGTTTCGGGGGCCAGCATAATCCTATCG